GGAACTAGGGCTGTCTGGTCAACGTCACTAAATTCTAACCCACCGCCCGTCGAGTTAATGCGGAGAAACTGCAAAGCGTTCGATGTCGAGAACGCTGGGATGCCCGTGTCTGGTGATGTCAGGAGCCAGCCCGTTCCGTTGTAGAACTTTAGGACGTTGGGGCTGGCGGCTGTGTCCACCCACATATCGCCAGCGTTGGCGGTTGTAGGCTGCGAGGCAGAGACGTAAACGCGCCCACGATTAGCGAGCAGGGTTGAAACGCCGTCAACTTTGGACTGCGGGATTTGGTTGTCAGTGACAGCTATGTTTGTGTACGGGATCAGGCCGTCAGCGTTTGTGAACTTGTCCTCAGTCATCAGACCCGAGACGCGAACTTGAGAGGTGTCCTCGATAATGATGAAGGTCACAATGTCGCCCACGCTCATCGCAGAGGTGAAGGTGATGGTCGAGTTTGTCGGCTGCTGTGTATAGTCGTTTGTACCGCCCTGACGTTGCAGAACGCCGTTACGATAAACGAGTACGGATTGGCTTGCTGTGTGGCTGAACGGGAAAACCGCTTGCGCTGCTGCGGCGGCAATGTCCGAGCGGGTGTATCCGCTGTCGTTCGCGCTTTGAACTTTGTAAATAGTCACGATATCGTCGGCTGCTGTGGCTGAACCAAGTGTCACTGTGTTCGCGGTGTTGCTGCTCGTAAAGGTCGCCTCCGCTTGGAGAGTGCCGTTGACGTAAAGAACGATGGCGTCCTGCGCTTCATGGATGAAAGAGAAGACTGTGGTTCCAGTTGGGTAGGGTATTGCGCCGCTGACAGTAGCGTTGACAACGTGATCCACACGACCTGAGAAAAGCGGCGAGCCGATTGTACCCACATCGGAGCCTGACACGCCTCGCAATTCTGCGACTGTTGCAAGAGTTGTCCAGCCCTGCTCGGCCTCAGTGTAGGTGCCGACACGATACTGCAAGCCGTTTATGCTGTCGTTCCGAAGCTCGACAGGTGCGACCAGCTTGCCCGTGCTGTCGAACAAAATCTTCACTAGCTCGGCAAGTGTGTTATCGCCAAGCTCTGTTGCGTTTAGGTATCGGACAATGTTCTCGACATCGGCTCCGATATTACCCGAACTTGTATGGTTTCCAGGGTATAGTACCTTGAGACGAGCCATTCTATTTCTCCTTGTGCATCAAGAACGCGAACGAGATCACAGTGACATCGCTATCAACGTCTTTGTCTTCTGTTCGAAAGCGCATTCGGACGCCTCGGAACGTGTGGTTAAATGGGAAGGTAAAATCGTGTTTTAGTGGGGCGTCACCCCAGCTTTCGTCGCCAGCAATGCGATCCAAGATGACTTCGAGTGAGTGCATATCGCGACCATCCTCATCGGTAAAATCGATGAAGAAGCGGCCCGTACCCGTTGCTTGGATCACAAACGAGTGAGTGCGCTTTGTGCCGATGAAATCGCCCAGCCAAAGAACGGGCGTTTCCGCAATCATTTGCGAGCGGCGAAGGTCTGACAAACCAGTGTCCTGCACAAAAGTTCGGCTCGTACTTTCGTAAACGCCGTCTGACGTTCCGAACATAAGGCGACCGCCCAAGAACGTGCCACATCTCGGTAGGAGCGTGTCGCCTAGCTGGAAGTTCACCATCTCGTAGCCCGAGCGGAAGTTCATCGAGAGGCGTTGCGTAAACCTGCCGCCCGCTCGTGGGAAGAATACATGGTAAGTCTGCTCGTCAGGGTCAAAGACCGCCGAGATCGTTGTGGGGTCGGGCGTACTTCTTACAAGTTCTTGATAGAGAGGCTCGATCTCGTCAGACAGCGAGGCTTCCGCAATGGTCAGCCCGTTTGTCTCGTTACGCATAATCGAGTGGATGCCTCGGCGAGAACAGAACAGCAGGTCGCTGCCAGCGTTGATGATCGTGCCGTGAGAGATGCACCCGATCCGAAGGTTGGCTCGGCTGTCGAGTTGCCATTCCTCGAAGCTGGGATCGATGATGTAAACGAGCGTCTGGTCTTGCGTAAACACGGCAAGGCGGTTGGCCTCGAATGTACCCAGCCCGATGATCTGGTCAGCGGTGCCGATCAAGTTCGAGATGTCGATAAATGCGGCTCGTGTTACCTCTGCGGTGGTAGCCTCTTCCTCGAGGAAAATGTCTGGGTTATCAACGCGGCTGAACTCGATGGTGGTCGGCCTGTCCTTAAAGCCTGCGACCGCAAGGCGGCGCTGGATGGGAACGCCGAAAGCTGGCTTGATCGAGGCAGTGGATGTCGAGAATTGGAACCCATCATACTTGAACATCTTAGTGTCGAGAGAGAAGATATGCACCTGACCCTTAAAGTTGGTCATGTGGACAACAGCGTCCTTGGCGTACGCGCTCAAGACTACGTGATCTCGGTCGGATCGTAAGTGTGTGGCGGCTGCGTCTGTCTCAGCGTAGACAACGCCCTCTCGGCTGTAAAAGCGAAGTGCTTTTATCGGGAAGCGGCTCGAGCTTTTGTGTAGAAAGAATGCGGGGTCGCGGATTAGCTGGCCTCGGTAATCCACGTAGCAGTTTTTAAGCTCCCAAAAGTTTTGGTCTTCCTCGGTCTCAAGCGCAGTAATGTCACGAGAACGGTCAATGCCCCGAAAGCCATAGTAGGTTTTCGAGAGCGACTTTACTGCGATTGGAGAATAAGTAAGACGACCCATTTAGTACGCCTTTGCTGTAGCGGCTGGTGCGTAGGCTTTGCTTGAGCCGCCGTCTGTGATTGTGCGGGTGTACGCTTTGTTGCCATTTGCTCGCTCGTGAAGGATGTTGTTCATTCCAGCTTGGTAAAGCTGCAAGAAAATCATCGCTTTCTCCGAGCCCTGCTGGATGAAGTAATGAGCGGTCAGCCCGTCGATCATAATCATGTCGGGGATGGCGCGGCTTTCGGTGATGTCAGCGTAATAATCGATATCGCCGCCCGTCCAATATGGGTGCTGGCGAACGTCCTCGACCACTCGGTTTGCGAGTTCAATCATCATCATCATCACCTCGCCGTCTACTCGAGAAACGCTAAAGTTACCCGCCCGAACAAGAGCCGAGCGCACAAGGTTCTCGAGTGGGGTAAAGTTTCCCGTACCCGCAGCAAAAGGTTTTTGGACGCTCAGTTCAGCCATTGTTAATTATCCTCAGATGCTACGATGCGGCCCGCCCAAACGTGGTGATGAGACATCATGTTTTCTTTGTGTTCGATAGGAATACGCCACTTTACGTGCTCGCGGTTTTCGTCCCATATCCCCATGAATTTCTCGTCACCGCATTGAAGGTCAAAGACGCCGCTCTCTTCGCCAGCAGAAATAAAGTTTGCAAACTTGGGCTTCCACTTTCCTTTGGGCTTTGGGGTGTCATTAACGTACGCTTCGTTTTCGGGGGTATTGGGGTCGTCAGCGATGAAACTTCCTGTGCTTGTTCGGGCTCTCTTCTTTGCCATTACTTTGCTCCTGATTTGCGTGGGACTTTTATCAATGTTTTTTGGTTCTCAGTCGTCCCAAACGAAAAGGGCCACGCATAAGCGCAGCCCTCTCCTCTAGTATTGCTCTAAAAGTTAAGCGACTAGGTTCCAGTTTTTGATGTAAGTGTGAACTTTGTCCTGAGTTAGCTCGAGGCCACACTCAGAAATGTACTGATGCTTCACGCTGTCAGCGTCATTGGCTTGCAGATCACGCTCAAGGTTTGTGTCGCGACCGTCGAGGTAGCGATACTTAACGTACGGCATATCGATGATGATAGCCGCGTTGTCCATTCCAGGGACTTGACGGAACTGCGGGTGCAAGTGAACCATCAAATCGCCAGCAAAGGTGCTGTAGTTTGAGAGGCTTACGCCGTAGCTTCCTTCGACAACGGTTGGAGACCAACGGTCTTTACCGAACTTTTGAAGGTGTCCCGCAACCTTGGCACCACAGAACATGAGCTTCTGCTTGGAGCCAAATGCGAAGATGTCTTCAACCAATGTGCGGTCGAATTGATCTTCTGTCATTGTGCTTGATGCGGTTGCCCGATCATTCACATTGGTCAGGGTGTTTACGAGGCCGCCAGTGTAACGAAGTGGCTGGGCAGTCGAACCGTTGCTTTCGGCTTTCTTCCCAAAAAACATTGCTCTTTCGATGTCCATCATGTGCATCTTGAGAGCTTTGGTCGCCATCTCGTCTTCTTTGTCACCAGTGCGAAGGTTTGTGGCCTTCAAGGTGTTGGTGACGGTGAAAGCGGTTTTGAAGATTTGAGTGTAGTTCGAGGCTACAGTCGCATCGAATGATACGCCAGTTGGAGAGCCCGAGCCTTCCGCATGTGCCGTGCCAGCGATATACAATGGTGTGTTGTCAGCAATCGCCGCTGCGCCGCCACCAATGCCACGTTCAACCGTCAAGGTTGTCGCGCCGCTGTCTGCGGTACACCGCATGACTTCGCCAGTTAGCGAGTTCACAACGATTGTTCCAGAAACCGCAAACAAGTTGTCGTTACCAGCATCAACAGTAATCGTAGTCGCTGAGTTGCTCAACGCTCCGTTTACTTGCAAGGTACGAGCGGGAAGCTCGTCACGAAAGTTTTTGTACTCTGGATCGTCAGTCGCTTCCGAGCTAGTCATTGCGAGCAATGCCTGTAGCGGTGCGCTGCCATTTGGTTCAAGAAGGCTGTATAATTCGCGATAATTCTTTGGGCGGAAGTCCGTGCTAAACGTACCTGTGCCCCGTAGTCCTTGGATAGCAGCCATTGCTAATCCTCCTTCGGATAGGGTTTCATTTTGGTTGGAACGTCAGAAGCCTCGCGGAATTTCACGCGGGATAAATCGTATTCCTGTTTAACATCGACTTCACGAGAGCCTTGGCGCTCACCGATATTGATGACCAGAATACTTATTTTTGCAGAGAGATCGTCCCTGTTATTCTTTTATGTGGGGGTGTCGTTTAGGGCGCAACGATGGCGGACTTGAACGGGCATACCCGTTTGCTTCCATAGCTCCATTTGTATCGCTTGCGCTTTCTCGTAAGCCACTAGGTAACACGCGGACTTTGTTTCAAATTTATTTTCATTCTCACCAAAGGCTTGCTGCCCGTTAGCGAAGATAACCCAGAAAAACAAAGTCCACGGTTCCATATCATCCTCTATTCATATTAGCTCGCGAAGCAAGACGAGCGAGTGTGTCGTCGCCGCCTGATGATGCCATGCTTGAGGTTGGCCCACCCGACTGAGTGGTAAGGTATGCCTCGCGTCGAGCCGCTGTGTTCTTGAGTTGCTCGAATTGAGGCGTGTCCTTCATCCGCTTAAAGTCATCCACCACGCGGCGGGTGAGGTCGTAGTCGGAGAAGTCATTGCGGTCAAAACCACGCTCGCCAATGAAAGCGGCGAAGTCGGAGGCTGCCTCGTCAGGAAGACCAGCTTCCTGTTGTGCTCGGTCGAGGTTGTTTGAGATCGTCTGTGCGATAACTTGGTCACGAGAGGCGATTGCGGCGTCTCGTGAATTGTTGCCCGACTGAGCGGCAGCCGAAGCGTTATTCATAACGCCCTGCATCATTTGCATTTGCTGTCCCATCTGCTGTTCCATGCGAGACATGCGTTCCATGCTTTCCCTAAACCCTGGGGGTAAGGAAATGGCGTTGTCGTCTTCGTACTTTTGCCACTCTTCATTCATCTTGGCGGCATAGTCTGACGGTGTGCCCGTTTGATCTCCGCCTTGAGCAACGCCAGCAGTGGGTGCTCGCTGGCGTCCCATCTGCGGGCTCTTGGTGTAGGCGTCAACGGATGCAGCCAACAGCTTTGCGATCTGCTCGGGGTTGCCCTTGGTCGTTTCCATCAGTCTCTCGGCGAGAGCATTGACGGGCTTCATCAGAGCTTGCTTGTGGTTGAGGTCGCGATAGCGGTCGTACGTGCCTGCGATTTGCTGGGGCGAAAGATTGCGCTCCTCTTCACCGAACTTGATCTTATACATTACGGCATCTTCGGCCTGACGATCTCCCTCGGTTTGCGGTGATGCAACCTCTGCCGCCTGCTCCTGCGGTGTTGTGGGTGCATCTTTAGGTGCGGGTGCGGGCTCGGGAGCAGCGCCTAGTTGCTGTGCAGCAATGCGAGAAACCTGCTCTTGCTGTCTTGGATCGATAGCCATTTTATTCTCCTTCTGGGCGGCCTTGGCGGCCCATACTTTCTTCAAGTGCTAAATCGCCCTGCATTTGCTGGACGAGACGTTCGGGCAGGCTTAGAAGTTGCTCTGCTGCCCAGATTGCTCCTCGCTGGAAATCCATCTGTTGCTGGGTCATGTCCGTCCTGCGAGACATTTGAAGGGCGAGTTGTAGTATCTCGTCCTTCATCACGATATTTACGTGCTCCCAACCTTTGCTTTCCGATAACGCGGTGATGTCTTTGATCTTGCGTTTAACGGAGATGGTTACTTCCCCTTTTTCTTGCCGCCAAGTACGGCTTGGGTGTAGATTTTCTTCGTTGGCATAGCCATGATGGGCTCTCCTATTTCTGAGTGCAGGGACAATCTCGGTGCTGCATTGGCCCTGTTTGGGTCTGCTTGCCGAGCTTCTTTACTTCTTTCGTTTTCAAGTTCTTCGATCCTTTCTCGTTGCAAGGCGATTATCTGTTTCTGGCGCTCGAGTTCCTCGAACTGGCGGTCGAGATCAGAGACAGATGGGAAGGGCAGTAGCAAACTTAATAGCTCCGCCTGCTCATTGGCTTTCCCCTCTTAGGTGCGGATGCTTTACGCACAGGAGGCTTGCCAGATTTCTTTGCCGCTTTTGCGGCGGCAGCTTTCCCCGCTTGTGTGTACGGGTACTTTTTGTTTCCGACCTGTGGCATTACTTCTTTCCCTTCTT